CTAGTAGACTGTTTACAAAAAGCAATATTCAATCAGAGGTAACAGTTAGAAGAGATACATTAGCACGACTGGCAAGGTTATCAGAAGATAGAATTGAAGATACTTTGATTAATGGCAAAACTGGTAGTAGAGCTGTTACAGATGTTAGTCTAGCGATGTATGAACACGCTAACGGTAAAGCTAAACAGACAACAGAGGTAATCAGTAGAAGTGTATCAGTGAATATTGACCTTACAAGTCCTACTCTAACAGAGGTAGAAAATTTATAATAAAATAATTATCTTAGTCAGTCAATGGCTACCCCCCGATACCTGCCCTTTGCAGAGTCTCTCGTCAAGTGTATATATATAGCGAAAGCTGGGAATAGGGTCATGTATTCTCCTCCTTCGTGTAGGTAGGTCCCCCCCTCTCTTCTTATCCCTTAGGTACTTATCTCTTACTAGTAGTATCTTCTCCCTATTAAAAAGGAACTCCGTTAGGGGTTCCCTTATCTGTTCTGCGAGGTTTTAACTGTAGTAGACGGTCATTTTCGTACTAGCCCGTGTTTTTCCATTATAGGTTGGAGCTTTTGCTGGGCGTTGAAGTTACGAGTGATGTAGCCTGGGAGGGCTTCTGCTTCTATCTTAGCTGCCTTTTTAGGAGTTGCTGAGTCGATTGCTTTGTGGAGTGCCCGTAGTTGGTTCTCTCTAAGGATTGCTTCCTCGATTATTGACATCTCTTTGTCTGTGAATTCTTCCATTATAAGTATCGCCCTTCTGAGTCCCATCCATGGGTCATATCGTTAATTTGCATGATTTCAAGTCCATTTAATACTAGTTGTACGTTAGCTGCCTGTGCTGCTGTTTTGCCTACATCTATCTGAGCTGAGGGCTTATAGTGTTCTGACATGTGGTCGGGAGCTGATTGTATTCTGTCGAAGATAGCGTGGCTGAGTCTCTTTAGTCGAGAAATCGGCTGGGTAAAGGTGTTAGGTGATTGTTCCATTACTTGCCACTCGTACTGATTGGTAGCTTTTTAACTGCATACGGCATCATTTTACGTACTGGGGGTAACTTTGGTCTAGCTACTGCTGGAATAGGTCTCTTATCTATAATCTTTCCACTGCCCCATCCACTACCACCACTGGACCGTGGTTGAGGTTGTGTTTTGAACGGATTGTAGAATGGTAGTTTTGGTATATTCATATCTACTTATATTATACTCGCTAATTGTCCAGGATTCCAGCCTATAACGTACCTTCCGTTGTTCTCAGTTATTGGAACTGTCATAGCTCCAGTTAGTTCTAGTAATTGTTGTCTTAGTTCTGGTTTGTCATCTAGTTCTATGGTTTCGAATTCTACTCCTCTACCTGTTAAGAACTTTTTTACCATTGAACAGTAAGCACATGTTTTTGTTGTATATACTTTCATATTTACTCCTTTAGTTATTATGTTTCTTGTAGCTCCTCCTAAATTTCATGGAACGGGAGGAGCTTGAACTGAAGAGACAGCCCCCCCTACCCCCCAGGACTAAGCCTGAGTAAGTAGGAAGCTGTCTATTTATGGAAGCGGTTATCGCAATCACAGTTTCAACAGTTGATTCTACCCCTACGTTCATGAATCAAATAGCTTCTCGATAATCTGCTCTGTTCACACCGTTTCCCGTGTGTCAGAGGTTGTTAATGGATTATCTTCCAGGAGTTGCACCTGTCTAAGAAAACTATCCCTTCTGCTTATTAGCAGATTACGATGACAGTACCCACGAGGTTCCACTTAGCCGTTGACGCTGGAACTGGTGATGCGACTCAGGACTTTATCTGTTTAGGAGCATCCAATGGACACATTTCGCCCTCCACTTTACCAGACGGTACTATCATATAAACTGTTAATAAACATCAAAAAACCCGCTAAGTTTCCTTAACGGGTAGTTTGAACGATGTCAACAATGACAACTGAGCAGGTGGTCGCCTGTTCACTTTGGATTATACCATAGTTGTAGTTGTAATTCATCGTAGTACTATCATACACCCAGTAGGTATATCCGAGTCAAGTACTTTTTTAGTGTGGTACAATAGTTTCTGTTAGTTAAATGGAGAAAAAGGTTAAACGACTCTTCTGCCACCTGTTAACCGACTTTGAAAGAGAAATTAATTGAACTTATAATGTTTACTACGCTATCAGCTTCACCAGGGGTGAGTGCACAGCAGGTTCTTATTGATGCCCCTCAAAATCTCCCTACTCCTGCCCCGATAGTTCAACCAATAGAGGCTCCTGTACTGGTTCCTGTAGTTCCAGTTGCCCCAATACCCGTCCCTCCTCCAGCTCCTAAGCCCAAACCTCAGCCTAAACCAGTGGTTCCTCAGAATGTGGCAGGAAATTCCTACACTCCTGGTAACTGTACCTGGTATGTTAAGTCTCGTAGACCAGATATGCCCAATAACCTAGGAAATGCTATTACTTGGGTGAACAGAGCTGCCTCTCAGGGCTTCTCTACAGGCTCTCAGGCTAGAGTTGGTGCAGTAGGGCAGAAATCCAACCACGTTGTCTATGTAGTGGCTGTAAACGGCTCTCAGATGACCATCTCCGAGATGAATTACCAGGGATTATACAAAGTTTCCTCTCGTACCGTGGCTGTTTCTGGCTGGCGATTTATATATTAGTCTAGATAAGTCTTTTGTTTAGCACCCACTCGAACTAAATGTTTAGCTACGTCCTCATCAGTGATGGGGTAGCTTTGTATTGGTGTTTCTTGATAAGTTCCCTCTAATGGGTGACGCTTTACCTCGTAATATTTATTCAGCAAGTGTGGAAACGAGTGTTCCTGCTTTGCTTCTGATGCTAACTTCTCTTTTAAGTATCCTAAACCATCCCCTAGTAATGTCATAAAACCCCCTTATTTATAATCTGATAGTACCAAAAAACCCCAGCTTACGCTAGGGTTATTCGGAGTACACTTACTGCCTGGTAAGCACTTATATTGTACTACAGGCTTGTGTTCTTATCACCAGAGACACCAGCTTTGGTATCTTTAACGGCTGGGTTAGCAGTAACAACTGCCGCTAGCGTACCAGCTGACATTGTTGCACCAGTGAAGGCAAAGTTTGTCATCGTCTCAGTAGTCGCACTAGAGCCACCGATATTTGTATCAGTTGGAGCGATTACTAGAGTAGTAGCAGTCTTAGTACCTGCGGTAACAAGTGGGTTACGAGCTGTGCTAGATGAGTAATCTGTACCTGGAACAGCTACAGAAGCAGTACCGTTGATTGCATCTTTGATGTTATCTAGGGTGTTAGTAGCAGCAGCACCAATCTTGATTTCGTTTGGTATTGTGTTTGTAACGGATGCACGGAATGTGTATGTTACACCACCAACTGTCATGGTCTCAGCAGCTACAGCTACACCAGATGATGTAAGAGTAGTTGTTGGAGCAGTACCAGTAATGGCAACTGATGTTTGGTTCTTTTCTAAGAATAGAACTTTCTGTTCTAGCTTAGAGTCGTTAGCGATAGTACTTGGGTCAAAGCCCATAGCGTATGCACGTAAGTTTAGTTCTTGTCTTGATGGCATAATGCCTCCTTTGTTTAGTTTTTGTTTCTAAGAGAGAGGACTTTCCTTGATACTCGGACATACCTTGCGGTAAGCTTTTCTCTGCCTTAGATACTTGTATTATCCTCTCTATGCTACAATAATGTCAAATCAACACCACCAAAAAAAATACAACAAAACTTATAACGAAAGAGGTGAGATGAAAAAGGAACCAACAGAGAAGCAGATTGCTGCTCGTAAGAAACTTGGGGAAGCTGCAAAAGCTAGAGCAGCTGCAAAGAAACTAGCAAAAGAACAAGCCGAAGAAGAACTAGTTCAAGCGACAACTACAGAATTTATAGCTGATGAACCAGTTGAGGAGGTCTCGCAAGCTCCTGAACCTACACCAGCAACTGCCGTACCAGGGGTATCACTATCCAACGAACAGTTTGAAATGCTACTTAATAGATTCGCAGGAATGGCTAACGAAAAGAAAGCAGATACAGTTGGCGTTATCGAAAGATTCCCAGTAACTCCTGCCAACTACACAAATCCAGTAGAAGAACTAATGGACCTACCTAAGTTCCGTAGATTCGGTCTAAAAGAGAATTATGTTATTGATTGGGCAGTTACTTCTACCAGATATGAGACTCGTCAGGGTCAGTGGTATATCGAGCCTAGGTTCGAACTAACTCTCAAGAGAAAACAATACGATGAGAATGGTGACGAAGTTGTTAGATACAATAAGTTAAACCAACCTTTCCACCCACGTATCATTATTGGACGAGCTTCCTTCTTTATTGACCCACCTGCCGACATGATTGAAGCACAACTAGCTGGACTAGAAGATTCAGGTCTAAGCGACAAAGAGATGCAAGAGAGAATGGCTTTCTGGAGATACTCTCTCTGGATTGAAGAACGACTAAGTCCTAAGATGCCAACTAACTCTAGTGGTATGAGGGAAGAAGTCATCAACGGAAAAGCTTACCAAATCGAAGAATATTCAAACCCTGTTTAGGTAGAACATGGCAGCATATCAGCCATTTAAAACTCAGATAGCAGCACATAGAGCGTTTCTGATAGACAAGTTCAAACGAGGTGTGTTGTTCTGGTCACGTAGAACGGGTAAAACCCAGTGGTCAGTTCAGCAACTCGTGTATTCGTGTATCTTAAATCAGGGACCACATCACATTGTTTTCAAAGAATACCAACAGGCAGAGACGGTAGCCTGGAACCAGTACCTTCACACCATACCAGAAGGACTGATAGCCAAGCTAGATAAGTCTACCCTGACAATTACCTTTAATTATATCGGTACTGACGCTAATGGTAACGAAGCCTGGGTTAACTTCCCTGAACCTATTGGAAGAGTTAAGATAGAACATGACACCTCCAAGCCTCCATCAACTATTCGTCTCTTGGGTTCAGATAAAGCTGATGCTCATCGTGGTGGAGAATCTATGGGTATGATTTTTGACGAGTACCAAGACCAAGACCCTAGTGCGTGGGATGCTGTGTACTCAAAGTTCTTTGCTACCACTAATGGCTGGGCTGTATTCATGGGCACAGCTAAAGACATCGACCACTGGAATGAACTCTTGGAAAGAGCCGAGAGAGAAGACTACTGGTATTATTCCAAAGCTACCTGGAGAGATAACCCACTAATCACCCCTGAGTGGGTACTCCAGGATAGGAAAGAAGCCGAAGCTAAAGGTGCTCTTGGTGTATGGATGCAGGAAATGGAACTGATTCCTTTCAACATTCAAGGTGTTGTCTATCCAATGTTTAATAAAAAGATTCACGTAGTTCAACCAGAGGAAATACCAGAACACGGTACAGATTACATCGCTTTGGACTACGGATTTGCCGAAGGACACCCAGTGGCAGCTTGTTTCGTGCGTATAACTCACGATGACATCTGGTACGTTTATGATGAAATCCACGGAACAGGTATCCAGATTGATGACCTTATCTCTACTATCCGAGCAAAGATGGGAGACCGTAGAATCACGGCTATCATCGCTGACTCTGCCCGACCTGACCTCATAGACTATATGCAAGCTAGAGGACTGCCAGTTATCCCAGCTCCTAAGAAAGCTAACTCCATAGTGGCAGGAATCCAACTAGTAGCCCAAGCCCTCAAGCCTAGACTACAGGTAATAGGAGACCCTAAACCAAACCTAATGTTCTCAACTGCTTGTCCTAAGACTATCTATGATTTTACCCACTACAAGTACAAGGAAGTTAAGAAGGATAGACCAGCTCAAGAACTACCCGAGAAGAAGAGCGATGACGCTTGTGATGCCATCCGATACTTGTACTTATTCTTCAAGTTTGGACAGGCAAATACCAAGAGTAAAATCAAAGCAGCACCCAAATGGGATAGCTATGGTTTGCCTTTATAATGATGTACAATAAAGAAAGAAAATAAGGAAAACAAAAAATGGCTGATTACGAAGAAAAGAATGAGTTGCCTGGTGATAAATACCCGTATGAATCTGACTACCGTTCAGACCTAGAAACTCACGATAGATTTATAGAAGAATGGGACGCTAACGAGGCGATGCTTATCAGCAAAACCTACGATGCAGTATCTAAACAAACCAAGAATGGAATCACTGACAGCGAAGCAGCGACTATGGTTATTGAGCGTTCTGCTCGTGTCGTAGGTCAGTTGCCTAGTGGTACAACCGAAGCGGCTGGTAAGAAAGACCGTGGCAAAGCAGTCCTAATGGACATCATCCGACAGAAATGGATTTATCCTAACGCTAATGCACAACGTCCTTTCTTGGATAAGCTTAGATTATGGGAGATGTACTCTGGTGTTTATGGCTTAATGCCTATGTATTATGACTGGGACGTAGCTCCTAACGGATACGTTGGACCTAACTGTTGGCTGTGGAATCCTCGTAACTTTGTACCTCAAGCTGGTAGGTCTACTATCGCTGACATGGATTACGTTCATGCAATCTCTTGGATGACCGAGAAAGAAGTCAAAGAAATTGTTGACCAGTTAGAAGAAGATGAAGACTTTGCAGAAACTTCTGGTTGGATTTTGGAAAACATGCAGACAGTTCTTGAGGCAGTTAAGAACTCCTCTAAAGACATGGACTCTCACCGTACTTCATTCGTAGAAAGAAACCGAAACAACACTGACATTAAAGGACGAGCACAAGTTGTTACCAGATTTGAAGCTGGTGAAGACGGTAAGTGGATTACCTTTTCACCTGACTGGGGTTCTTTGCAACTACGAAACATTCCTAACCCCCACAAGAATGGAAAGATTCCATTTGTTATTAAACCTGCAATCCCTCTACTAGACAGCTTCTACAACCTATCTGAGTTTGCTCGTGCTAAACCTATCCAGTTTGCTAAAGATGGTCTAACCAACTTCTACTTTGCTGGAATCAAGATGAACATCTACCCACCTACCGTAGTTAACTCTCAGGGTATTGTTAAGCACACTGTATCTAACGAGCCTGGTTCTATCTGGGAAGAAATTATCCCTAACTCAGCACGTAGACTTGAGACTTCAACAGCAGGTCTTAACACCTACCAAGCTGCTATGGGGATGCTTAATGGCTCCTTGCAGAACGTATTTGGTACTACTACTACTCAAGCTAACGCTGAAAGTTCTATGTCTCCTCAGTTCGGTAAGACTCCAGAAGCTCTTAAATACCAGGCTGGTAGAGAGTCTGCTAGAGATAATCAGAACCGTGCCTACCTACAGACTGCCATTGAACAGTTAATGGATGGTATGTTCGAGCTTATTGCTAACATGTCTACTGAGCCAATCGACATCACACTATTTGCTGATGACGTAAAAGAAATCAAGAAAGCTGGTTACGATGACGTACTAGAACTACTATTCCCTAACGAATCTATGCAAGCTGGTCGGTTACTAATTAACCCAGAAATGCTTCAAGGTGTTAGCTACCGCTTCAATATGAAGCCTGACTCTACTATTAAGATAACTAAGGAAGAGCAGAAGCACAGTCTTCTAGAATTTATTGGTGAACTATCTAAGCACCAGAACGAACTTGATGCTATTTATAAGGCTACTGGTGAGCGAATTAACTGGAAGCAAATTATCGACACCTATGCTGACCTATCTGACCTACCACTAGAAGACATCTGGATAGAAGGTGAACCACCTCAAGAAGAGAAAGAAAACCCACTACTACAGATAATCCAAGCTATGAAGATTGAATTCGAAGAACTACCAGAAGACGCTAAGAAACAAATCCTTGAGTCTATCGGTATGCAAATCAATGACCTATCTCCTAAGCAACAGGAAATTGACATCAAGAAAGCAGAAGCAGCAGCTAAGGTAATGACAGCTGCTCAAGAGCCTGAACCTACAGCTGAACCCATAACTCCACCCAAATCATTAGGTGGCAGAATCTTTAGAGATGAGACTACACAGCTTGCGGCAGACGATTTGGATAGCCTCCGTCAACCTGCTAGAATAAGTGCAAAAGAAAGGTTTCTCCTATGACAATGCGTGCAAACATCCCAACTGACAATGATTTTTCACCAACCCTACCTCCAGAAGATGACTCTGCTAAGCAGTCAGTCTCCAAGGAACAATTAGAACTAGCTAAGATTGGTAACTCCCCAGACTGGCAAATCATCAAGAAATATATTCAGGCTCGTGTTGATGTATATAAGAATGGTCTATTCGGTGAAGACCTAACAGGTAAGTCAACAGACGTAATCGGTCAACGATTCCTAGCTGCTCAATCTGTTATACAGGAATTTGAATCTCTTGAGAACGAAATCGAAACCACTACACAGATTGTTAAAGACGTTCTAAAAAATGAACCAACCGTTTGACCCAGATAACTGGTTTGACCGTAATGGAGTAGAGCGACCCAAGCACGACCCCCATCTAACAGAAGAAGAACTAGCTAAGACATTCGAAAGACTCCGTAAGGAAACAGTCCATGGTGACTGGCTACAGGACGGTAACCGTTTAGTTTGTCGAAAATGTAACCCTCAACACGCCTCTGAGCCTATCCCTACGGAATACCTGTTAATGGGGACAGATAGTAAGGGGTTACCCATCTTAAAGAAAATTGACATTGATTAATGGTTGTTGTTATTATTATGAAGTAAAGTGACGACCGTACTTTGGGAAACCTAAACGTGGGTCTGTAAAATAAAACTAAAGGTGACGACCGTACCAGCGTAAGCGAACGAGGGTCTGTAAAAAAAGAAAGAGAGACAATATGGAAGATGAACAAAATCCTGTAGAGAATCAAGAAATTGAAAAGCAGGAGGAAATTGAATCCACGGGTGAAGCCGAAGCTCAGGAAACTAAACCGAATCAAGAAGAAGAGAAGGAAGAAATATCCGAAGACTTAATAAATGAAGAGGCAGAAGTAACAGAAGAGAAACCCGTTTCTCGTAGAGAAAGCAAAAGAATTCAGGCAATCCTTGACAAACTAGCTCAGGGCGATACTCAGTATCAACCTCGTGCAACCCAACGTCCAAATAGCCGTCAGGTTATTCCCGAAGGTGAGTACGATTTAGAGCAAGTTAACGAGATGGCTCACAAGTATGGCGAAGAAGCCTACAATAGAGGACTCAGCGAAGCTCAAGCATATAATATTGCAAACACCTTCGTAACGAGACTCGAAATAGATACGCCTCGTGTCAACAGTAAATACGAATTCCTAGATGCAGAATCATCAGACTTCGACCCAGGAGTAGCAGGATTCGTAAACAGAATGTACCTTAACGCAGTTGGCTATGACCCTAACACTGGCTTAGTTCGTAATATGGACATCCGTTATGGAGAGTTTATAGACGGAGTAATGGATATGATTGATATGGTATCCACAGGAAAGGTCGCTGATAGTGCCAAGAATATAGCTGGACAAGCAGCACGTACAGGAGTTCGCCCAGGTGGCTCTACTACAAAGCCTGTTTATCAGGGTGGAAACCCTAAGAAGATGACAGACGCTCAGCTTGATGCAGTCATAAACCAAGCACTACAAAGCTAACAAAAACTTATAAAATAAAAAGGTATAGGAGAAATAACCATGCCAAACCCAACACTAAACTCAAACGTGACCAGAGCGATTGCTCAAACGTCACAGTATATTGAGGAAAAATGGACTCGTGAAGTCGAGAAACCATTCTATGCACAGTTACAAGCAGCAAAATTAGTACAACGAAGAGACGGTCTAGTATCTGATGGTGGTGACACAATCAACGTACCATTCATGTCTATAGTTGATGCTCGTGCCAAAGCAGCATCTACAGATGTTACCTTTGACTCACCAGAAGCAGCTCCAATCACAATTGCGATTGATAAGCACTACTACTCAGCTGTTAAAATTGAAGACATCGCATCAGTTCAGTCTAAGTACGAACTACGTAGCATGTTCCAAGAAGCTCAAGCAGAAGCTGTCGCTCGACAAATTGATACTGATGTTCTTGGACTTTACGGTTCAAGTGGTAACACCGTTACAGGTGGAGCAGCAGTTGATGACGCTGACATTCTACAAGTCGTTGCTTACTTCGATGTAAACAAGGCTCCAATGTCACAAAGAAAAGGTATCATCGGTGCTAACACTAAGAACGACCTTTTGAACGTTAACAAGTACGTTGCCTACGACCAAACTGGTAAAGAAGGTAAAGCTACTGACGGTTCAGACGGACTAGTTTCTAGCCTGTATAACATGGATATCTACATGTCACAGAACGTACCTGTAAGCACTACTGGACGTAACTTGTTCTTCCACAAGAAAGCAATTACCCTAGCAGAGCAACTAAAGCCAACCTACAAAATGGAATACCGTGTTGCAGCTATCGCTACAGAAACTGTATTACATGCCATTTATGGCGTAGGTGTTGAGCGTTCTACTGTAATGACACAGTTGACACGTACAACTGCAGCTTAGTTGTAGGTTAATAAAGTAAAGGAGAACTATCATGGCAAAAGAAGATGTAAAAAAGAACGATGGCACTAAGCCTGAAAGTGAGACAGTCGAGATTAAAGACGGCAGTTTCATCGAAAAGCCTAAGGCAGAAGTTAAAGTCAAGCCTGAGAAGACTGACAGCTATGTTGATATAAACAACCCAGCTCACGCTAATCTCACGTTTGATGAACTACAGGCTTTGAAAAGCAAGAAGTAGTCTATCTGTTACTTGACAAATTGGGAGGTTTTTACCTCCCTTTTTGTTATACTAAATATATAAATAAGGAAATAAAAACATGGCAGAATATTACAAGGGTGCAGCAGCAGCTACCAAAGCTAACATTAAAGCTTCCGCAGGAAGAGTTTTAACTTTCAGGGTTACTAACATTAACGCAGCTGTACGTTACTTTCAAATTCATAATAAAGCTACTGCACCAGCAGGAGCTGATACAGCATTACGTTCATATATAATCCCAGCAGGTACAGCTACAGCACCAGCATCGCTTACATTAGACCTAGATTACCTAGTTGATGGAATTAGATGTGACACTGGTATTGGCTTCGCAATTTCAACTACTGATACGACATTTACAGACTCTGCAACAGCGTCTGAACATATTGTAGATATCAACTTCAACTAGTGTATAATACCCTCTAGAAAGAGAGGTAAAATGGGAGACAAAATATTCCATCAGGACGATGCTAGAAGACGTATTTTAGAGGGGGCAAAAATCCTCTATGACGCAGTTAAAACAACTATGGGACCTAAGGGACACAACGTAGTTATTGGTAAGGGATACCCACCTAGGGTGACTCACGATGGCGTTACAGTTGCACGGAACATAAACATCCGAGTAATAGATGACGAAACTCTAGGTCAGAAGGTAGGTGCAGACCTCATAAAAGAAGCAGCTGAGAAGATGAATACAGTCGCTGGAGACGGTACTACTACCGTTACAGTCCTGACTTATCACATATTGAACGAAGCTAACAAGCTAATTGCGGCAGGGCATAGCCCAATGACACTCCGTAGGGAGCTAGAAGCAGCCGCTGAGGAAGCAATCAGCCTTGTTAAAGGTGAAGATGTTACTGGTAAATTAGCCGAAGTAGGCTTCATCTCAGCCGCAAGTAGAGAGATTGGAGACATGGTAGCCGATGTTATAGAAGCTATCGGTCAGGATGGTTCAGTTACTATCCAAGCCTCACAGGACATTGAAACCAAGTACGAGATAGTTAATGGATTCTCCATCCCTAGAGGTATGCAGAGTCCTTATTTTGCTAATTCAAAGGGAGAAGCAGAGCTAGAACTTCCAGGGGTACTAGTTATTAGTGGGAAGATTTATGACTGGAATGACCTAATGCCTGTAATTGAGGCACTTATAAAGGAGAAACACCCCTTACTTATAGTCGCTGAGGAGTGTGGAACGGATGTAATTTCTAACCTAGTATTGAATAAAATGAAGGGTATATTCCCATCAGTAGCAGTATCTGTGGGTAATCAGAAGGAATACTTACGAGACCTAGCCGCTTACACAGGAGCTACTATCTTTGGTATAGATAGCGGTAATTCACTACAAAACTTCACTCCGTCAGACCTAGGACGAGCTAAATCAGTGGTAGTAAACAACGAAAAGACTACTGTAATTGTTGGTTTAGGAGACACCGTAGACTACGAAAAGCAACTTGAAGCCACTCTTAAGACTGCAAAACAGACCTATGAGAAGGACCATATCAAGGCTAGACTTGCTTCAATTAGAGGAAAAGTAGCCATTATTAACGTTGGTGGAGCTACTGAGACCGAAGTTGAAGAGAAGATTTACCGCATAGAAGATGCAGTTGCAGCAGTCAAAGCCTCACTAGAAGAAGGTATTGTACCTGGTGGTGGCGTAGCCTTGCTTAATGTGGCTAATGGACTTCACGGGGATGATTACGGGGTTAGACTCCTAAAGAACGCCCTAGAACAGCCATTCCGTATCTTGCTGGAGAACGCTGGCGTAGTACCAGAAGCCTTCTATACATCCCTAGAAGATGGTCAAGGTGTAGATGTTAACACCTTAAAGGTAGTTAATATGGTAAGAGCTGGAATCATTGACCCAGCAGTTGTTACAAAGAGAGCTATTCAGAATGCCGTATCTGTAGCAGGTACAGCTATGACTGTGGGAGCGTTAATCGTGGAGGTTCCAGATGAGAAGATTGCTGAATAATTACATACTCATAAAGGTAGACCCCACTCCTGAGAAGAATTCCTCTGGGCTATTAATCAACCCAGACCAGATTAAAATACCCCAGACAGGTACTGTAGTAGCAGTAGCTCCAGGGGTTAAAGACCTCAAAAAAGGTGATAGAGTTCATTTCCTACGATACGCATCCATTGATGCACTAGAGGAAGACGAGCGACTTTGTAAGCCTGAACATATCATCGAGGTCCTTTAATGAAGGAGAGAACAGACTTTGCCCTCAAAGATACCGAGAAAATATATGATGCTATCAGAAGAAACAATACTCACGTTAAGGATTACAGCCTAACTCACACCGTTAAGGTCACTTGGAGAGCCTCTAAATTCAACATTAAAAAGAGGTTCTTAACCATACATATAGGTGACGAAGAGTGGAGAGGTAGCGTATTAGACCTAGCAGAAGTCATAGATATGATGGTAGAAGGTGAAGATAAGTACGGAAAACTACCTTATGTGGAGAATAAAGTCCCTGGATTTAAGACAGAATCTCTGACTATTTCTACTATACAGATGAATAATGAAGCCCGTAGAGACCATGTAGCCTGTATATTTGCAGGAGATAATAGAGTTTTAGTAGATTTAGAGGAGTTATTAAAAGCTACTAGATATGCTTAATTGGTGATATAATTTTCTTAGGTTTAAAAATAAAACGGAGAAAATAAAAATGCCAACTTTACCATGGGGTTTCAGTCCTGTTGAATCTCTCAAGCAAGTCGGAGACTGGGCTGGAGTTTACGGAAACAACAGTCAAGGAGCTAATTACGACACTTTATCACAAGTAGATACTAATCAACCTCAAGTACAGGGAGCTTATACTGGTGCTCCTTACTACGATTCAAATACTGGTCAGATGGTTAATATGCAGATGAGTGACCCTAATCCGAATCCTACTACCTCATATTTTGACAGTAATGGTAATCGTATTAGTAACCCAAACACACCAGCGGCTGACCCTAATGCTGCAAAAAGAGCTACTTTCAACGCTAACTTAGGTGGTGCAGTTGGAAACATCAAGAATAACGCTATGGATGCTTTCGGTTCTAGTGCTCGTAATCTTAGAGGCACAGCTGAAAGCCTATTTAATACAGCTAAAGCCACTCAAGGTGGGATTGACCGTTCTCGTGAAAACATTGAAATGAACAGATTAGCAGGGGTAGATGACATCCTTAGCTTCGTTCGTAATGGACTTAAATCTGGTGGAGCTAGACTAGCCAACATGAATGCTGGTGAATCAAGTGCAGCAGGTGAAATGGGAAGAGCCTTCGGAGATGAAGGTGGAAACCGTATGCGTAAGGTAGGAAACCAAGCCTTCTTACAAGATAGAGAAATTGATACTCAGCAAGACACACTTAATAACACTATTGGTCAAGGTAAGACAGACTTTACTAGAGGTCGTGATGATGCAGTTGCTACTATTAGCCAGCAAGTTCGTCAAGACCTAGCAGACCTTGAAGCTAAAGCTCAAGAAATTGGTGCTACTGGTCCTCAAGTAGAAGCTGAAAGACAGAGAATTATTGACGAAGGTATGGGTCAACTCAACGAAGTTGATACCTGGTTACAGAGTCAAATAGGTGGAGTAGGTCCACAAGACCGAGCAACCACCCAGAAGAATGCCGTAGAACTACGTAGAGGTGGTCAAGCAGCAGCAACTCCGTTCGACTTTGGACAATTCCAAGTAATGCAAGGTGGTGGTCCAGCTATGAGCCAACTACCAATCTTTACATCCACAAAACGTAGAGACCAATAGGAGGTTTCAAATGGGAGTCCTCGACTTTGTCAAGAGGAAGAAGGATGATGCCCTTAAGCTAGCTAGTCGGTCATTTGACCAAGTTAATATGTGGGACAACGGGAGAACGTATAAACAGCGTACTCCCACCACTAACCGTTCAGTATTTGAACAAGCAACCCGACCAGTAGTAAGGACAGTCCAACCTCTATCTACAGGCTTTCAACGAAGCATCGCTGGCTTAGGTGAGTCAGGTGCTGGTCTATATGACTGGGCTTCTCCTGGTACTGGTACAAACCGTTTCACCAAGAACTATAGAGTTGCAGGTGAACTATCAGATATAGAGGCTAGGAACAAGCAGTATAGTCCTATTCTTTATAAAGGTGGTCAGGCTACTGGTGAAGCAGCCCAACTTCTTGCTACCTATGGTATGGGTAACGCTCTAGGAGCGACCAAGACAGGAACTTATATAGGTTCTAAAACTCCACTGATAGCCGATGCAATAAAGGGTACTGGAGTAGTCCCTAGAGTTGGTAGATTCGTCACTAACCCTGGAATAGTCTCCAATATGGTGTCTAATGTGGCTCAGAGTGCTGGACTTAGAACTGCTAGAAATCAGGACAATAACGCATTAAATGTTGCGGGAGATGTTGGAATAAGTTTTGCTGTACCAGCTGTAGCAGGTGCTGTGGCTCCTTATGCTATTAAAGGTGTCCAGAAACTTGACGATATGGTATCACCATTTATTAAGAGAACAATCAACCCAATCATAGACAAGATTGATGACACAATCCCTGCTATTCCTAACCCAATAAGTGCCGTAAGAAATGTTTGGAACGCTACTCCTCATGGTGAGGGTGGATATGTACAAATTGGACGAACCCCTAAGAGGGTACACCCAGATGACCAGGGTACAATGTCCGATTATATTGACATGCAAAGAGGTGTTTACCGACCCAAGACAGATAAAGAATTGCTCAACCTAGAGACAGAAGCAGATGCTATCGCTAAGAGATATGGCATTATCAAGCAAGGAGAGAATGTCACTCCACAGCAGTTAACTAAACTATTTGATAACCGCTTAGTAGATGAAGCTCAGATGGATAAGGGCTTAGAGTGGAACCCATTCACTAAAGAGTGGATACCTGACACAAGTAAATCAGATGAAGCTGGTTCCCTAGACATAGGTCAGATTGGCAAAGACATCCGTAAAGGCTACCGCAAATTACGTGGTGAACCTAATACCCTAGCTCCTCAAAAGGTAGTAGTTAAGTCTGATAAGGTTGATTTCAACAATAAGAACGTAGAAATGGTTCCTACTGATGAGCTTGCTAAGTATGCTGAGTTTGACAGGGCTAATGCCCCAATGATGAGCAGAGCACGTTATGAGGAACTAAAGGCTGATATAGCTAAGAATGGCATTAAAGAACCTATCATCCTTACTTACGGGGCAAAAGACCGTATTGCAGCAGTTGGTGAAGGAAACCACAGATTAGCTATCGCTAAGGAGTTGGGAATAAAAGAAATCCCTGTAGAGGTTACTGGTACACAGCTTAGAAAAGCAGACCAGTTAGCAGACAATAAAGGATTCGCATCTGTTAAAGGTAGAGAACCAGACCAATTTGGGTATGTCCCATCTAATCAAAAGCCATCAGATATAGGCGTAAAAGCTAGAGACCCTAACACTCAGACGGTAAAAGTAACTGTTAATAAGCGTATCCCAGTACGACAGGCTGTTTCTGACGAGGAATTAACAGCTAGGTATAATAGTGAAATGGCTCGTTTAAGCCGAGAGAATGCCCAAACTTACAAGGAAGGGACTGTTGGAAGAGGCAATCGTCAAGGTGTTATATCCAATAAAGCCTTCGAAGCTGACGTAGACTATGCTGCTAAGAAGCAGATGATTCAGAAACAATATGAAGATGGCACGCTACCTAAGCGTATAGAAGTAAAAGATGCTCCTCCTACTAAGAAAGTGATTGTTAAATCTAAAGAGACTACAGATAAAGTACCTGTAAGAAAGGTAGTTATTGAAGGTCCACAGACTGCTAAGAGTATCGCAAAAGAAGCCCACGTAGAGGAAGCTAACAGGGGTATCATCACTCAATTAAAGGAATTGTTCGTAGATGAAGATGCTCTAATCCTCAAACAACTACGTAAGATTGAAAAAGAGACTGGTAAGAAGGGTCTCGTAGACCAATTCATGTACGATTCCAACCGACAGAGAGGCTCAAAAGCCATCTCTAATGAGATATTCACCTCCTCAAAAGACGTTAAGAATGCCATTGGAGGTATGAATAATAAGGAATACCAAGAGTTTAGTGACTATGCAAACTCTCGTAGAGAGCTGTCTGAGTTCCGAAAGGATGCCACTATTAAGACTTCTCGTTCTCCTGCTGAACTAGAAAGTATAGTAGCTGCTGGTGATAAGAAGTTCGGAGAAAGGTTCAAAGCAGCCAACGCACACTACAAGAAGATTGCTGAGACCCTATATAAGACTGGTGTTATCTCCAAGAAGAAGCTTGATTTCTACAAATCTAGTGATGACTATATCCGTATCCAGCGTGATATGGAGGACTTAATTCCTGCTAACTTCGGTAGTGGTCAGGGCTACGGACTCGGTAGTACCATTACAAGTAAGCGATTTAAAGGCTCTAAGAGAGACACTCTCGGAGTTGGTGAGACAATGGCTGACTATACTCAGAAAGCTATGCACGAAGCTACCCGTAACCTAACAGGTACTAAACTACTAGATAACCTCTCAAAGCATGGTATGGCTACTAAGATAGACCCTAAGTACTCTGGTGGTAAGAATACAATCTCAATCTTCCGTGACGGAAAGAAGGAAGTATACCGTGTATCAGCAGACATAAAGACTGCTATGGATAGGAT